AGGTTTATGACGGTGGGGCACGTTTCCCAGAAACATTGTGTGCCCCTGCTGATATCGGTGACATCACTCTTACCCGTCATTATGAAACGACGCGAGATGGCGCTCCATTGGCTGTTCTTCGTCCTCTTGTGGGTGAGGCGTATTACAACATCACTATTGTCGAACTTGATTGCGATCTTGCCAACCCGGCATCACAGCGGCTTTATACGGATGCCCTTTGCGTTGGGATGACTGAGACTGACGGCGATGCCTCTTCGGGCGCTCCGGCGGTTTACAGCCTGACCTTCTCAATCGGTCCTCTGGCTGCTTAATCTAATAACCAAATAACTTAAACTTGAAATGCCCTTTAAACGGGGTGTATTATTCGGTTGATCCGAATGTCCTATCAGGAGTGTGAATAATGGCAGAATCCGCCGACGTTAAAGAAACTATTACTATGGACTCTGGGTTGGAGGATAAAAAGTCCAAACCCACCGTTCTTGAGCAATTGCGGGCAGAGGTCAGCAAAAAGGTTGAACGTCCGGAAATCGAAATTGATGTTCTAGAACGACCGGGGGTGTCCGTTCGTTTCTCTCCGAATATCACTCAGAATCAGTTGCGTGCTTGGCGAAAGAATTCCGGCGAGGATTCCAAGGATGGCTTTGATCCGTTGAAGTTTGCTTGTTATGTGGTCGGTACTTGCTGCAAGTCCATCCTGATTAAGAATCAGGTTGTTCAAGACCAGAATGGTATTGATGTGACTTTTGCTTCTCCTGAGATTCTAGAAATGACAAACGATCTTCGTCCCATTCCGGATGGCATTCGTAGGTTCTATGGAATTGATCCCCACCTTGAGTCCACGGCGCTGGCTATTTTGGATCATGCTGGGTACGGCGATGAGGTAGCAACACAGGAAAACCCTACGACCGGATCATAGAAGAATTACAGGAATCTCCTATGATTCAAACTGCGGCTAATTTGGGAGAGGTGTTTGGAACTGATCCTTTGAAATTGCTGGATGTTACTGAAGAAGAGTGGGCCATTCGGGTAGCATGTGGTGCAGTAATAGCCCAACAACGTGCAGATCAATTGGATGCACAAAGGCAGGCTAGTGGTACGAAACGTTAGATTGATATAATTAGTAAAGGCCCGTGATATGGCGGTTGAGCAGAAAGTAGTTATTAGGGTCGAAATAGACCCAGATTTGGGCAAAGCCGCTGCTGTCAATGCTGCTCTTTTAGGGTTTGATAAGAATGCCAAAAGGGCAAATAGAAGTCTTAGTAAAGTTACCAATCGTTTAGATAAAGATTTTCAGCGGGCTTTAGGCAGAGTGGCATCAAAGTTGGGGGACTTTGGGGCCAAATTAATCAAGATCAATCTCAAAGCCTTTGGTGTAGAACTGTTTGCCGTGGTCGCTGGGCTGGTGGCCATGAAGGCGGCTTTGGCAGCCGGTCAAATGGTTATGCGCGCATGGCATTCCACTATTTCTTTTATGAAAGTAGGCGTTGCTGGCCTGACAGCGGGCATTATCGGTCTTGTTTCAACAATCGCAGCAGCCAACAGGCAGTTTGCTCAGGTGCAATTAGCACCGTTTGTGGGTGGCTTACAGGCGGCTCGTACCGCTATGAGTGGGATGCGGATGGGTTCGACGGCGCAGATGGGGATTCAAAACCTCACCTTGCTTGCGAACACACTGTCTCGTGGTGGTGTTGATTCCAGAAATGTCGGCATGTTGACACGGGCGTTTGGAAACTTTACTGGTGGGGATGTAAAAGCCACTCAAGGCATGGCTCAGGCTTGGACGCAGATGACGCAAACAGGCAACAAGTCGGTCATGGTCGATCAGATGAAGAGCATGGGTCCGGCTTACAAGGAAGCGACTAAAGCGTTTCAGGCATATGAAGGTGACGATTTGGTCGGGGCGATGATTCGGGGAGAGTTCACCCCGGACGCCATGAAGGGTTCTCTTGACAAACTTGATGACACCGTTATGGGTGGCTTCAAGGGAATGATCACCACGCTTTACAATCAACTTGCTGATATTGGTTCTGTGTTTCTAGTTCCGTTGCGTGATGCCATGAATGATGTAGAGAGGATTCTTCGTGGTGGACTGTTGCGTGTTACGGGTATTTTGCAGTCGTATGGTTTGGGAACTTTTATGCCCGCTTTGGTCAGGGGTATGGAGAGGGCAACTGACTTTTTTGTCAAGTTGATTCTTGAGGATCTTCCGCGTTTCACAGAGGTGATGGGAAAGATTGCCAATTGGTGGCGGGATTTCAAATCCGGTACTAGCAGGTTCTTTGGTGATCTTGGCGACAGCATGAGACAGTTTTCTGATTCAGGCGATCATGCGTGGCAATTCTTGAAGAATATGTTCGGTTCGGGAGGCATTGGCGGTTTCATTTCTGATCGAATGAAGGCGTGGAACGACATGATCGTACAAAATGCAGCCGAATTTGAATTGTTCGGTGAGCGTATAGGTGGAGCAATCAAGGGTTTGCTTGAAGTCATTACGGCGACAAAAGATGAGTTCTTTAATATTCTTCCGCAACTCAATGATTTCCTTTTGTTCTTGACGAATGAAGTTTTCCCTGTAATGCAAGATTTTGTTACTCAGTTCGTGAAAGCGTTCAAGCAGGCGCTGCCGGTTATCAGGAATGTTGTTTCAGCGTTTTTGCCTTTGTTGAGGGTTATGAATAGTTTGATCGGCGTTCTCGCTACGATGCCCGGTGGGCTGGGCGGTCTGGCCGTGTTGGGTATGGGCTGGTTGGGTATGACCAGAGGTGGTCGTGCTTCCATGGGTTACATGAGGGCTGGTGCGACGGGCGGTGCCCGACCATCTGGTGCATTCGCTGGTATCGGCTATGGCGTGGGGCAAGCCGGGTCGAATTTTTCGACGTACAGACAGGTTCTTAGGGCAGAAGGCGCTGGGAAAGTAGCGGCGACGACTGGCGCTGCGAAAGCAGCCTTTGGACAACAAGGGTTGACGGGCGGCGGGATGATGATAGCGGGCATGGTGCTTGGACAGAGCGGGAACGCGATCTTGGCCGGGTTGGGGCAAAGTCTCATGATGGGTGGCATGGGCTACATGATGGGTGGCACAAAGATGGGTATGGCTGCTATGGGCATGTCGGGTTTGATGGGCGCTTACAACGCACAAACTGCGACCGGGGGTGCCGTGTCGGGCGCGATGGGCGGTGGCCTGATGGCCGGTAGTCTGGGGCTGCTGGCGGTTGGGGCGGGGGTAATGACCGGGGGTGCAGCATTTGCAGTCGCGGGTCTGGCGGCACTCGGCGCTGGAGCATTGGGGTGGTGGAAGGGCGGCAAGAACGAGGATGAAAAGAATGCTCTGACAGAAACGGGGATGCGAGTTTTCGGTGAGGACGCTATGGCCGAATTTGCCGAAGGTGGCAGGGCTTCGATGACGGCGGATCTGAAAGATTTCAATGAGATCTTTTTGGATGATGACAAGTTCAAGGCTTGGGCACGGACGCAGGGTTTTGATGAGGATGAGGCGTTAAAACATCGGGCTGGAATCGCGGGTGGGGTCGCTGATTCGTTTAGAGAAAATCTGGCGTCCTTGGATCGGGCCGTAGGAACGATTGCCGAACGAACCGGTATGCACGCTGAGGATATTGAAATAGCGGCGGACAGAATGGGTATCGCTTTACGAGACACCAAGAGTTCTCTTCAAGATTTTTATATGGGCCTGTACGAGCAGTACGAAACCAAGGACATGGCCTCAGGCATCCGCATGTACGCGGATCAAATTAATAAGTCTTTTGCAGATGTTGTTTTTGGTAGTCGTTTCCACAAGGGTGCCCGTGTAGATGAGGCTTTGGGTCAATCCAAGGCTGCTAACAATGTGATGTTGCAAGAGTTGTTAACTACTGGCACCATCAGTAATGATTCTGCTGCTGCTGGTATTGATGCTGCCATCGCTCAGGGACAGGCTCTTGGTTTTTCGGGATATGAACTGGTTCAGTTTGTTGAAAGATTCGGGGAGGGGTGGCAAGCCGATATGGAGAAACGAGGACTGGGGAAAGGGGCTAAAAAATTCACTAACGAAATCGCAGCCTTCTCAGAGCGAACTTTTAACGATTTTGTAGACAGCGAATCTGTTAAGCAACTTCAAATCATGAATGAGGTGTGGGATCGTCCGCAACTCACTCGTGCAGGGTTGAGGGAGATGTGGACGGAGGGCGACATAGAGCAAGAGTTGGCTAAGGCTAATATGGAAGTTTGGAAGTTGGCACGGGAAGCGAAGAAAGCAGAGACTGATGCTGTTGTAGCCGCTACGACGGCAATGTACACATTGGAGCGAGCGGCACTTGCCGCAGCGGCAGCGGAAAGTGCGGAACTGAGAGCGGAAGCAGAAACCGATGATCCGATTTTGATTGATATCAGAAACAACGGTGGCCAAGTAATAGATGGCGGCGTAGTGGGTCCGGGGGGTCTTACCCCCTCTGAACGCGCAGCAGCCGACGGTGCCAAAAGTTTGTCTGACTGGCTGGCGTCTGCACAGTCGTCGGGATACACACCATCACAAATAGCAGGGGGGCCGTGATAAATGGCTGGTACAGCGAAGTTTTATATTTCTCTCACTGATGGTGAATCTAGAGGCTCCCTAGTTGCTCAACGCTTGGCGTTGTCAAAGCGTTTGACGTTGCGTCAAATGCCGAAAGGTGAAGTCGCTAAGAAGTCTCCGGAGTATTTCAACGACGCGATAGGGCTTTATATTCCGGGGTTTGAATTCGATCCGGAGAGCGAAGTGATATTGAAGACGTTTGAGTTTCCCTATGGGCCAAAAAATATGACTTATGGCGGGAGTGAACTGGCATACACGGAGATTCAGCGTCCCAGTAGAAAGCCTTTGCTGCGTTCTGTTGCGCCCAAGAACAGAAAGATTGAGTTGTCTTGTGTGTTGGCGGATCGGCCAAGTCGGGGAAAGCAATCCATTGAGAGCGAAATAGCGTCTCTTGAGGAAATCGCTGGTGACGATCAGGATTTACTACTTCAATATGGTGGGGTTATTATTCCTTATCGTTTGCGTATGACAGCGTTATCTATTACATCGACGGATAAGAGTTTGAACGGTGAGACGATTCGTGCAAGGGCTTCTATGGCTTTCGTGGAGTCGCATCCTTTGAACACGGAAATTATTCATTTGAAGGCAGTTCTGTTTGAACCAGAAGTTCCCGCTGAGACTGCCGACGAGGACGAAGAAGATGATGAGGCCGAAGACGCCGCTCACTACGGTGGTTATAACAATAGTGGCCTACATACTGAGGATCACCCAATACTCAATCCGGCTGCTGAACGATCGGTAGGTTCGGACACCGTGGCTCAGAGATATGCCCAATTGGGTGTGAGTTAAAGTATTACCATGGAAGACTTAGGAAAGTTACGCTTCGGAGAAATTGGAACTGCCCGAACTGCTGAGATAACAGAAAGCGTAACCGATTTAGGTGTTGATTTAACGTCTAACATGACATCTGAAATGTCAATACAAGTTTATGATCCGGGTTTCAAAATGTTTAAGGCCGATTATTTTCAGATGCGTCGGCCCGTTACTTATCGGGGACAATCTTATGAGATCGCACAAGCATCTGTCCAGCGGCATCCCAATGGACCGGATGCGGTGCAGGTTAAATGTCGGTCGGCTCCGATTCAAAGAATGAGACGGGATAAAGGTGCAGAAAATTGGAATACTTCTGCTGCCGGTTTTGCAAAACAAATGGCTGAGAAATTTGGGTTGCAAGCATTTATTCAATCCACTCCCGACAGAATCAATATTACTCGTCAATCTGGTGATAATGCTGATGAGTCCTCATGGGATGTTTTGCAGCGTTTGGCAAGCGATTTGGATTATTTGGTTTTTGAATCTTACGGGGTTTTGTATTTTTCATCTGAGGAGTTTTTGGTTGAGCGTCAACCGGGGATTGTTGTAGATGTAGACGCTCCTGAAAATGATGCATGGTTTCCTTTCGGTTGGTCTTTCGCTACCAGTGATGACGATTGGAGGGGCAGTCAAGCGACGGTTTTGGTTCCACGAGACAATGGGAAGAAACTTCGACCGGGGATGACGGTAGCGTTTAAAAACGTGGGCAAGTTCGGTCCTAGTGAAACTACACACCCAGAGGATACGCAAAACTTGGAAACTGCGGATGCTGTTGCCACAACTCGTAAATATCTGATTACGAATGTGAGTTGGAAAGAAGGCGGTAATAACCCTGTTCAAATAAAAGCACGCACGCTTGTGGAAACTGATGACACTGTGGCGGATTCTTCTGTTGGTCTTGGTGTTATTCCATATGGGTCTAGAGAGTTGTGTAAGGGCGCTACCGGAACCGATGTTAAGCGATTACAGATGGCTGTTGGCATGGCGGAAAAAGACCAAGACGGCGTTTTTGGTCCGATAACCGAAGGATATGTAAAGACATGGCAGCAACGAAACACATTGGGTGTTAGAACAGTAACGTTGATAGGCGATCTTGATCCGGCTGACCGTTCATTCTTTGGGGATCGTGAGCAGTTTGTGACTTATATAGGTGATGGGTGTATCAATGATGATGATTGGGCTGTGCTTTTGGCTATGCCCGGTTCTACTTTTCCTTTGATGGTGGCTGCCACGGAGGCTGAAGACCCAGCCGATATCAAATTTTTTGAAAGAGCCAGAATTTTGGCAGAGGAGAACGCGAAGAAAAATCTGAAGGCAGCGACAGAGGCTGAAGACGACGCCGATCGAAAGTTTTTCGATAGTTCTTATCAGCCGGATCCTTACGACGTAGAAGGCAGGGAAGGTGTCGAAGAAACGAAAGGTATCGAATCAACTATAGATCCAGCAGATCTTAAATTCTTTAGTGGCTTGTATTCCAACCCAAAGAAGCCTGAGCCGAATCATCCGATGTATGGGTACCACGGCTAATGGCTAAAAAAGGTGCAAGTTCGTATAAGGGTTCTGGTTACAACCGTAAGCGTCCTACCAAGGCGTATTCGCCCGGACAGCCCATATCTGATGGATTTCATGAAGGTGAAGTAACTGAGGTTGTTACTTCCACTACGGACCCATACACGATCAAAGTTTCTGTTAATTCGTTGGGCCACAATAACGTTCCAGCACTGTTCTATATAGGGTCTCCCCCAAGAAAGGGAGACAAAGTAATGGTTAGTTTTATTGCTAACCGTCCAGATGACTTGTTGGTTATCAATCCGCAGCATCAATTAGGTGATGGCACTGCATCGGGGGTTGTTCGTTTCGGTGGACAGACCTCACAGTGGGGGCACACGCTGAGGATCGACCCCACGGAGTATGTCGGATCTAATCGTGCATCCATCATGTTGGATAACACGACCATGGGAACAGATGGTTCTGGGATTGGAACGGAGGGAGACTGGTTCGTTTTTGATGAGAAGAATGACTCATACAATCTGCACCACACCGGGCATGACGAGAAGGTCGATGGTGGGTTAACTGTTAGAGCGTCGGGGACACATACCACCCCGGCGGGCACGTTTGAGCGGTACATCGCCTTCGCCCCAAGTTACGACTGGGGGGGAACCGAACGTGGCAGTTTCTTCACCAATAATACCTACACTGACTTCTCATTCCATGGAACGACATATCAGTACGGCTGTCATCCATTAGCAAATAATCAATACTCGCTTGGCTACGAGGGAGTGCGATGGAGCGAACTATTTTGCTCCAATGGAACGATAAATACGTCCGATCAAAATGAGAAAACAGATATTGCTGATTCTGATCTGGGGTTGGATTTTCTCAAAGCCTTACGACCCGTGAAGTTCAAATGGATTGAAACTGAAGGTAGGGCAGGAGTCAGGACACACTACGGGCTGCTAGGGCAGGAGGTCGAAACAGTATTGGGGGATGCTGCTTCTGATACAGCCATCTGGACTAACGCACTGATCGAAGCACACCCTGAATTACCGGCTGACCCCGAACACAATGTTCGTGCCGTTCCTGCTGTGGAAGAACATCACGAGCAAGGACTTCGGTATACGGAACTGATTGGACCGATTATCAAGGCTATTCAAGAATTAGAAGTTCGCATTGCGGCCTTGGAGAGTTGATAGTTCTATACTAATAGATGGTTGAAGAGTGGAATACATAAGCCGACCCGGCCTGTACGGCCAAGGTAAGAAATGTCCATCCCCGCCAAACGAGGGGTCGATCTCTCGTTGCTTCATCCACGTTTCATAAAGAGGTTAGAAGCCTTCTTCAATGACCCGCGTATCAGCGGACGAGTTCAAATAACTAGTGGATGTCGTACTTATGCGAAACAAAAATATTTCTATGATGGCTATAAAAAGCGTAAGGCTGGATTCAATTTAGCCGCTAATCCCGACAGACGATTTGGACCTAAAGCCTTAAATGGTATTGGGATTTGGAGAGGAAGTTGGCACATGGAACAGGACGACGGATTTTGCTATGCGGTCGATTTCGGTCTATGTGGTAACGGAATAAAAAAGTGGGAAGTAAACAACATTGCTAAAGAGTATGGGATGCATCCCACGGTTCGTGGAGAGTGGTGGCATCACCAGCCTCGTGCTTCAACTGAATGGTTTGATGCTCCCGCTTTGACTGGTGTGGGGGTTAAGGAAGAAACAAAAGAACCAGTTATGGATTGGGGGGCATTGTTGCGATATCACGCTGCTCTTACTGCTGAAATCAGGACAAATCCGATTCGCAGAAAAGAACGTTCAGATCGGGTGAAGGTCTTGCAACGGCGGTTAGGTGCTTTGGGTATTGATTGCGGAAAGATTGATGGGATCTTTGGTTGGGGAACCAAGAGGAAAGTTAAGCAGTTTCAGCGGATCAATCGTCTGACTAGAGATGGAATCGTTGGTCCGGGCACTTGGAGTGAAATGTGGGGGGATGAACCTCTCTCGTAGGTTTGTTTCGTCCCCGCTGCCGCAGGGGGGGTAAAATCCTATCGTTGTTGATGCTAAAGTAGGATGTTATGGACGTACTTTCTATACCTCTCCGGTTTACTAATACCGGAGACTTTGTAAAGGTAGATGATTCTTCTAATTCTTATAAGGCTGAACAGATACATGCGTTTATGTCAACCCATAAGGACGAGCGAAAGTTGTTTCCGACTTTTGGAGTAGACGATCCGACGTTTGGGGAGTTTGATCCCGCCCAACTACTGGGTGAATTCATTCAGTTTTATGGAGACACAATAAGACTAGAAAATGTAGATGTGATCAAACAGCGAGGCGCGTTAGATACTATCGAAGTCAACTTTACTTAGGGGTAGATTATGGTTTCACCAGACTGGTCTTCATATGTAGACCTAACTCCATTCGATAAGGCTACTAGTGCTATTTTAGAGGAAAGCCTCACACAAGCAAGAGCCTTGATGCCTCATTGGACTCCTCGTGTCGGACAGATCGAAACGACAATGATGGAGGCCACGGCGTTTCAGACCGCCAATTTGGTCAATGCTGCGAACCGGCTTCCTGCATCCACCGTTGAAACATTACTGAAGTTATATGGGATCAACAGATCGAATGGTGTCAAGGCAACTGCGACGGTAACGATTACGTTTACCGACACGGCTGGGTATACGATCCCGGCCAATACGGCAATGGCTTATTACGGATCTGATGGATCTGTGTTTGTGTACACCCTTGACGATGCTGCGATAGTAGCGTCTGGGTCGGCGTCTTTAACTTCCGTGGCGGTTACCGCTCAGGCGGTTGGAATTGGATTTAACACCCCGTCCAATGGCAGCAGCCTTCAATTGCTGGCCACAGTTCCGTATGTTTCTAGCACGGTTTTGAGTTCTAAGCCTTCTGGCGGTTTGGACATGGAAACAGATACGGAGTATTTCACGAGGGCGACCACGACGTTGGCTGGCTATTCTTCCGTTATGGTTACTCAAGATCAGTTGAAATCGTATGTGTTAACAAATTATACCGGAACGGTTTATCGTGCTAAAGCGTACAACATGCGACGTTTCTCTGACCGAAATATGGTCACGGGCGGAGGTTCATACGCTGGTTATGTCCTTCTTGTTGTTGCCGGTGAAAACGTTAACGGTTATTCCCGGTCTATCGAAGATGCGACTATCAGTGCTGCCGATATTGCAACTATTAGTACGGCGATTACGGCAAAAACCGCTACGGGTGTGACGGTAGAAGTTCATAATGCGGAACTTGTCGGGATTGGCGTTACGGCGGTAGTTGCTAAAACCGCTTCGGCAGCGTCAGGAACTGTTATGACCGCTGTTCAAAGTGGGCTTCAAGCATATCTAGATAGCGATTATTGGGTGTTGAATACGGAAAATGACCGTGTGGTTCGTGTCAATGAAATTGTGAGTCTTTTAGACGGTATCGCTGGTGTTGAGTATGTGACTTCAGTTGTGTTGACTTTGCCGGAAGAGTCCGTGTCATGTGCCACGACGGCAAATTTGTCTGCGGCTTATGACAATGGAACTCTTGGGGTTGGGGCGGCTTTGACGAACTCTGGTTCACAGGCGGCGTTTGCCGTTGATGGGGTAACCCCGTCTGTGGAGGATCGGGTTTTGGTCAAAGATCAAACAGCAGCATTGCAGAATGGGATTTATACTGTCACGGTTGCGGGCGACGGGTCAACAAATTGGGTATTGACTAGGGCACTAGATGCCGATACGACAAATGAGATGGTAGTCGATAGGTTTGTTTGGTGTAGTGCTGGAAGTACCAATATTAATAAGGGTTTTTCGTGTGGTGCAGCGGGAACAATCGGTACGGGCGATATTTCATTTACTCAAACTTCTTCAGCGGTAAGGGCGGAAGTTTTGGGTTCTAACGCCACTGACGGCACGGGTGCTTTGAGCGGAGATATCAGAATGAACCATTTAGGAATGTTGACCTATCCAAGCACTCTAACTATTACGGTAAATTAAAATGCCAGCATCCACCACGGCAGTGGACTCCATTAATCTAATATCGAAAGACGGAGTCGTATTCGATTCTGCGAGATGGACGTTTGGTAACTCGTCTCTTCGGGCATTGCCTAATATTGGTCTTCAGGAATCTTCTCTTGGCAGCGGGATTGGAAAGACTGGGTTTCTTGTTACTTCTCTAGCCGCTGGTGAGGTCTTAGCAAAGTCGCCACTGTTTCCTGTTGTCTCTGATGAGAGTTATCAAGTTAGCGGCATTGTTCATGTCGGTACAGATCTGGCCGCTACAACAGTCAAAATCAAGATCGAATATTTTGATGTGAGTTCTGGTGTTGCCTCTCCTTTGGAATACGCGGGAGAAACCGAATCGGACGGGGCGTGGGTTGCTTCGACACATACACATGAACAAGAATTTCTCATAGACCCAAGTACGACTTCTGCCGCTCCGGCTCTTATTCCTTTGGTGCAGGTGGTCTTTCCGTTTGGTTATCAGAAAGGGACACCCATAGCCGGGGCAAAGCGGAACTGGGTTCCCGCCTCAGCGAACTATGCAAGGGTTGTGTTTACTTGTGATTCCGCTACGGCAGCAGATCAATCATACTTTTTGACAGATGTGTTTGCAATCAATCAATCAACAGTATTGAATAATCCAACATTGAATAATACTTACAGGCTATTGCCAGAATATATTCGTGCATTGGATCAAAGAAGTGATATCTCTGGACTTTTGGGATTTAATCTAATAGCAAAACGTCTGCTTGCTGCGACATATGGATATGGAGTAATCATTGGGGAAGAACTTCGGTCTTGGGCGTATACGAGAAGTACGGATTCAGCAACTGACACAGAAACCAAATCTTCTTTAACGGATCCTTTAAAGATCGAAGAGAGTTCTTTGAGGTGGTTGGCTCAACTGGTGGGTGTGGAGTTGAATAATCCATACACGGGATTGGCCATGTGGCTGTCGCTGCCAGATTGGAACTTGTCGTCGGATTCTACGAACTGGCAGGCGATTGATCTTTTGGATGCCGAATCAGTTGAAGATTCAGTTACTTGGGCTGCGGCTCGTTCTTCAAGTTATGAAAACATAGACGCTTATCGACAACAAATTTTGTATGGGTTTAATGGGCTTAATGCTGGGAAACCAGAAGCGATGAACTCGTATCTTGGAACAGTTTTAGACACGGATACGCCTGCGAGTTATTTCACTAGAATTAAGAAGCATTACAGGGAATCTCCGTTTCTTGTTAAATATGTTTTTGATGCAGATGTCGATCCCGATATTGGTGGGACGCTGGTTCAAACAGAGATGGAACCGACCCTCGCTGTGGGAACAATAGGGAGTCAATCCAACAAGGCACGAGATGCCGCACAGTTCGCTTATGAGGCGAAAGATATTTTAGAAGCCAACGTTCCGGGCGCAGGAGTAATTGCTAACGATGAGAGTGTTTTCAAATTCGGGAACGACGCCTGTTCTGCCATACCTGACGTTACGGGTTCGGGCCGTCACATCAATCTGTTTGACGATTCACTTTCTGATCCGAAGGCTTCACGTTACGGGATTATCGCTGGGGCTAGGTACAACACAGGGTTTGCGTTTTATCCGTCCGGGGTGAGTGGGTCGGAGGCTTACATACAAGCAGCGACAGTGTCAACGGGTCTGTCTGCAACAGCCACGGATTACATATTCCATGTTTCGGATATCAGTTTTGGAAGTGGTTCCAATATTACCTTGTTCAAACAGGGCACCAGTTCTGCTGCCGACCATTGCGAGTGCGAAATCTATCAAACTGGCACACTCCGATATCACAGGGGATCTAGTAGTTCCGGTGTGAGTACCGCATACGATTCTGCGATACATGATGCATCGTATGACTTCAGCGTAACGGGCGATAGGTGGATACGGTTTGCTACCACTACTACGGGCGGCGACTACAGCAACGGAACGATTAGTTTCTATGTTGCTCCAACATTGCACGGGGTGTGCCATCCCACGGATTATTTGATTAATACACTCAATAATACGGCGGCTTTCAATCGTTACGACAACACAGCAACGGCTGAGTTTTTCCATGTAACTGATGGGGACAATGGGGTTGTTGGCTATAGGGCAGTTATTGCCGATGGAACGATGGATAGTTCTCTATCGGGCTTTTCAAATACCATGTCCGCAGTAGTAGACCTGAATTTGACAACTTCCACTTCTTATACGACAACCCCAGCCCTTTACGACGGGGTTGATACTTTCACCCAGAGTTGTGCAAAAAACACCGACGTTGCATACACAATCGAATACGAGACAAGTCCTCTTACGATAGGAAATTGGATTGGTTTACCACACACGGGAACTGACTATTTGTATTTAGGAAATCAAAGTAGTTCTGGTGACAGCCTTGTTGTCTCTGGAATGGATAATGGCACCTACAACTGGACAGTTACTTATATGGATGGGGCTACAGCCACGGGTACAGGAACGGGTGTAACTACGATTACTTGGGCTGCTGGCACTTATGGTGGGAAACAAATCGAAAAGGTTGTAGTAGCAGGAGTAGAAACATATACGTTCCTTCCAAGCACCATTACAGCCCATACTATTACAGCAAGCACTGGTACAAATCTTACAGGTGAAACATGGACGATCAATCGTGCGTGGGAGGACGCTGACGCATACGAGCATTCTTCGATTATTGACAGGGATCTATTTCAGTTGAATCGGGAGGGTGGTTCTTGTTCTCCCCAACTATCAATAGGTCGGGATGTGCCCATTTCTCTGTCGATTAATTATCGGCGCTTGAAAACGGATTTCGGTTACGACGATTACGTTTTCAAGCATCCCAATTTCCAAATGAAATTCAGTAGTAGTGGGGTGACTTTTACTGTCACGGACGCGTTCGACAAGTCGGCCACAGCATTCAACACGGCTTCGCTGACTTGGAATGACACTTCCCGTATCGGAGAATGGAATCATGTCGGTCTAGTTCGCGATGTGGCAAATAACAAGATTTTGTTGTATGCGAATGGAACAGCAATATCGAATGCAACAGACACCACAACTAAGGGATTAGCCACCCGAACGGGAAGTTCTACGGATGCAAATGTTACATTTCATTCCAATAACAAACCGGGTTGGCAGTTTAATCATTTCGCAATCTTTAATGAAGCATTATCCACGGCGGATATGGAAAGAGTAAGGCAGACACTGCCCACTTAAAGTGTAGTATTTATTTAGGAGCGTCATTATGGCCATAACACCCGGATCTAGATTTACTTCGTTGATCAACTGGTCAACCAGTTTGGATTCGTTCAGTCGCGTCCAGTTTAATGACGCCTTTTCTCAGTTGGATTCTAAGGCTGCGGGATGGACGGAAAGCAACAGTGCTGCGTCTGGTGAACTTAGCGGATATTTCCATTACAACACGGCTGATACCACTTTGAAGGTTCAAGTCGGAGGGCCGGGTGGTGCATGGGTTTTGGTGAATGATGGCGATGAGATGCGGGCGTCCACGATTGACGCCAAGGGCGATCTTCTTGGCGGAACAGCGGATAATACTGTAGGAAGACTTGCTGTAGGCACCAACAATCAAGCACTTGTTGCTAATTCCTCCGCTGGAACCGGACTGGCGTGGGCGAGCATCGTTAACAGTCTTACTGGAACGGCCAATGAGGTTGAAGTAGACGCTTCAACCGGGAGTATTACCATTGGCCTTCCCAGTGCTGTAACAATTGGCACTCTAACTATCGACAGTGTCGCGATTTCTACAGTTCAAACAGGTTCAGAATCGTTTGTTGATAATGACACTTCGGTGATGACATCTGCTGCGGTTCAGGACAAGATCCTCGCGTATGCGTATGCAACAGCCGCAGGAACTATTCCCATTTCACTTATCGACGCCAAAGGCGATCTCCTTGTTGGGAGTGCGGATGACACCGCCGTCAAGGTCGGGGTTGGTGCTGATGGTCGGGTTTTGTCGGCTGATGCTTCTCAGGCGTCAGGCATGGTATGGAATACAACGGTTTCATCTCTGACGGGTACGGCTGCTCAGATTTCGGTGTCGGCATCTTCGGGTGCTATCGCTATTGGTCTTCCGAACGATGTGACGATTGCTGGAACACTCACTGTGGACAGCGTGGGGATTGCTGCGGTTCAAACCTCCGCTGAATCCTTTGCGGACAACAACACTTCGATCATGACTTCTGGGGCTATCGCAGACAAGATCGAAGATTATGGTTACGTCACTTCTGCTGCTGCTATTTCTTCGGTTACCGGTACCGCAAATGAGGTGGAGGCATTCACTAGTTTGGGAGCAGTCACGGTCGGTCTTCCCAATGATGTGACAATCACTGGAACTCTGACTGTGGACAGTGTTGGGATCTCCAATGTGGATTCCGGATCAAGTTTTACAGATAACGACGTTTCGCTTATGACTTCAGGGGCAATTAAGGACAAGATTGAGAATTATGGTTATGCGAGTGTTGCCCAGTTGAACGCGTTCCAAACTACTATTGACGATGTAGAAACACAGTTCTACATGGAGGTTATGGTCTAATGGCAATGACTCATACGAAACTACATGCGCCTACACAGTTGGGAACGTCGCCTTCGACGTTGTATACCGTGCCAGCGTCTACTACGACAATTGTGAAGCAGATCGCTTTATGTAATACCGCTGCTGCCAATAGGACTGTTTCTGTTTATCTAGTTCCTAGTGGCGGATCTGCTAGTGCTACTAATGCAGTTCTTTATGATGTAAGTGTTGATTCAAAGTCAACAACTTTTGTCAACTTGTCGGCTGTCATGGCGACTGGTGATTTTATTCAGGCTTCTGCGTCGGTCGTTAGTTCGGTTTCGATTCATTCATTTGGCATTCAGGAGGCGTAATGGCTGGGCGGCTTGTCCGAATAGGCGCTCCTGACGCTTTAGCGGATTTCTATGATTCGCCATCACACATCTTCGGGAGTGGAGAAGACGGCGTTGTTACCATCAGCGCGAACACAACTCTGACTGAAGATAAGTATTATCTTGATTTGACGGTTGATGCCACGAAAACTTTGAATACTGCGGGTTATCGGGTGTTTGTTCAACGCAATTTGTTCCTGTGGGGAACAATCGGGATGACAGCCGGACCTAGTTCTCAAGGATCCTTGGGGATCGGAACACAAAATACGAATGCAACCAATTCGTTGGGTGGTGCTTCTGCTTCTTACACGGTGACTGCCCCTACCGCTGCTTTGGGTGGAACGAAGTGGTACAAGAATCCTTTGAATGTTGTTGATGGTTATTCGTTTGATCCCAGTAATGGCACTATCAATCTTCTCAAGGGTGGAGCAGGAGATGGAACAAATTATGGCGGTGGTGTGGTAATCGTTACTGCTCGTTATCTTTTCGGAGATGGAAACATTTCGGCAGCAGCATCTGGAAATGCGGGTGGCGGTGTGATGTTCTTAATTTCCTCAGATAAAAGCCATTCGTACACGCTGAGTGCGGCTGGTTCAGGAACTGGATCAGCGGGGAATACTTATTTCTTAGAGGCTGACTGATGGCTGATCCGAAATATGATCAGGGTGTCCGCCGAGAAAAGGACTTACTTCCTTATGTAGTTGAAATGCTGCCTGAGGACGAGTTTGGCGACCTTCAATTCGATGGGGAACTGGTTTTTGGAAGCGGCGAAGACGGTGATGTAACGGTCACCACGAATACCAATCTTTCTGGGGATATGTATTACAACAATCTCACTGTAAATAGTGGAGTGGTTCTAAATCCGAACGGTTGGAGAGTATTCGTAAAAAACACTTTGAACTTGACGGGCGACTTGGGGATCAAAGACACAGTTACAAGTGTCGGCACTGGTTCTTTGGAGGGAACCGTAGCCGTTGGGGAGAGTGTCACGGACGGTTTGGGCGGCGCTGGCGAACCCGACGACTTTGAGTCTTCGGGGTACACTTTTAGCGGCTCTGGGGCCGTGAACACTTCGGTTGGTGTAGCAGCCAATGATTTTTATGATTTGCGTGATGCTATTAACGCTTATAAGCAGCGTGGAACAGACTTTTTTCGTGCGAAGGGTGGTGCTGGTGGGGGTACCGGAGCGGATGGAGTTTCAGGAGCCGGGGTAGCCGGATCGTGGCCTCCGAGTGCGAACACAGTCGGCGTACCGGGGGGGAAGGGTTCTTCGGGGACTGGTGGCGCTGGGGGAACGGGTGGCCGTGGTGGTGCCGTAGTTATGGTTTCTGCCCGTCAGATCACTGGTTCAGGTGGTTTGTATTGCGAGGGTGGAACGTCAACTGATGGTGCTGCTGGAACAAGTGGAACGCCCGCTCCGACGTACACCGACCCGGCGTATAACCATGCTAATCCGGGTCATGGCAATCCGCCTGTCCAAAACCATCACCACACCAGTGGTCACGCGTCAGAACAGAATCATCACGGGGTTCAAAACCATCACGGCACACCCCCGACGGCAGAACAGAATCATCACGGGGTTCAAAACCATCACGGCACACCCCCGACGGCAGTTCAAAACCATCACGGGGTTCAAAACCATCACGGCACAGATCCAACGCCGGGAACGGCCAGCCCGGACCCGACATCGAACCCTGATGCGTCATCGCATCATCATGACAGCACATCCGGTACAAATCCTGATACGCCAGTGACGAATCCTCCTGTGCATGTCACGATTCCGGGTAGCGAAAATCCGGGTCACCATAATTTCCAACCGTTTCCGCATCACAACCCCGGAAACCACAACCCGACAAACCATATGGTGCAACCGGGCAGTCATCATCACAACCCCGGAAACCCGTACACGAACCATCATGTGGTTACGAACCATCACGGAACGCCCCCCACGAATTATCCCCCAAATCCACCCGTTGCGAATCCTGATGCATCAGATCATCATAATGCAGCGGCACAAAATCATCACACTAACCCTGATGCATCAGATCATCATCACGATTCGGAACAAAATCATCACACGAATCCTGATGCATCAGATCATCATCACGCCCCCATGACAAACCATCACATCACACATCATCTCACTCCGGATACTCATGGAACGCCTCCCACTCCTCCGGGTACGGGCCATCAGGCGGCGATTGATTATCCCGGTGGGGCGGGTGGAACTGGCTATCAGGGGCAGCGAGGCGGTCGCGGTGGAGGCGGTGTTTTGATTGTGGTCACCAGAAATGCTGGTACACCGAGTTATTCTATTAACACAGGAGTAAATGGCAGCAGCATTGCCCTTGACACTGCCAACATTTAAATGAAGACATATTATTACGTTCCTACAGACGAGGAAATAGAGCCGCATGTTGCTGAGGCAACAATGTGGGGCATACCGATTGTTCATGGGATACCGGACAAAATCCTTAAAGAACATCCTGATATCACTCCGTCTAAGGCTGAGATATTCAAAGTTCCGGAAATAACCGGTGTAGCGCTGGCTGATAGTGAAATCAATGTGGGTAGCCATCAGGCCGTGATATGGACGAATGAGTTTTTAGATTTACGAGGAAAGACTACTATTTCTGTTTTTAATGCTCGTAAGAAAGAAATGGCTCACGAAGATTTGATTCCGGTGTGGTGTGAAAAACATCGGGCACGTTGGGTGTTTCCTATTTTGAATATTGGAAAGTACGAAGTGTCGCTTCTACATGATGGAGAGGAACTAGCAACGGCGTTATTTTTTGCGTTCAAACGAAAAGCGGCATTTCAGGACGGAAACAAAAAGTGATGGAAATACTTTTTCCCGGTATTGGATTGTGGCGTGATGCATTTGAGATTTCAGATGGGTATGCCGATGTTCTTTGGAAAAATCGGTATGAGATAGAACGCGGGGAATCTTGGGTTGATGATCGGGAAGGACATCGTCACAACTATGAAATAACTGGCCCGATTCGTATCAGGAACTTTCCTGAAGATGGATTGGCGGACAGCGAAGATGATAAATATGTTTTCATGCTTCAGGGTGTGATGATGAAATGCTTGTTGGAGTACATGAAGGAGTACCCGACCAGTTTTCAGGATATCCAATGGCAGGAGGCACATAGGCTTCTCTATTATTTTCCCGGTGCCAACATGGGTACTCATTCCGACAACACGCCCGGAGAGCATTTTACCGGTCCTAATCGAACAGGGAAATCGTATAGAGATCTTGTTGCTCCTCAAAGAATTCTATGTGCCCTCCAATTCATGAGTGATTGGGTACCGGATGACGAACCGGAAGGAGATAGTTTTACCGGAGGGGAAGTTTCGTGGCCGTATGTGGGAGCGACACACGAACCTCAAAAGGGGGATGTTCTCATCTATCCGGCAAATTTCATTTATTCTCATAATGTCAGCCCCGTTTTGGCAGGGCACCGAATAGTAAATTTGACTTGCTTCTGTCAGGGGGATATTCCTGATTTTTCTTCGCATTATGGAATTGAACACCCAATGAATATTTTCCCCGGAAGTAATATGTATTTAGATCTTAATCACGATGAAATTAAGTGGGTGAAACATGCCAGTTGAAAATCCCGCACCGGGTGTACTGATCCATGAAGGGTGGTACTCCGATGCTGACAAATTACTAGATGAAACACTAAAGGCCGCAGAGTTGGAGTATTCGGTTACTGCATGGAAGCGATCCATAACAGGCACTCCCGGTAACCATCAGCAAACTGATTACAGAAGCAGCGTGGAAAGCAGCATCAGTGAGGTTTGGGGATACAACGATAAAGATTTCATACCCCTAGCAGAAGAACTCAAAAAGTTTAGTAGGGAACTCAATGAAAAAGTAAACAATTTCAGATCTGTTTATGATCTTCATCTAAGAAAGGATGAAGGTTTTACGGTCATCCGCTATCAAAACAAAGCGGAATACCACTTCCACCATGACCATGCGGAACAAAATCAGAGAGCCTTAAGTATGGTGTTTTTCCTTAACGACAACTTCGATGGCGGCGAATTGGAATTTCCCTACTTCGATATAAAGATCACCCCATCGGCAGGAACGTTAGTCTTGTTTCCTTCCAATTTCCCTTTCGGGCACATCGCCCACCCGGTAGAGGGTGGAACTAAATATTCGCTGGTTACTTGGTATTCGTGAACATGATTAAAAAAATTGGAATTGTCGGAGGAGGGAATGCAGGACTAATCAGCGCGCTCATTCTACGTTCTGCTTTCCCAGAACATGAGATAGTGGTTGTCAAGTCTGACATGATCGGAACCATAGGGGTGGGGGAAGGCTCCACGGAACATTGGTTGGGATTTATGAATTTCTGTGGGATAGAACCCGCAGAAATGATTGTTGCAGCATTGGCTACCCATAAAAAGGGTATTCGTTTTGAAGGATGGACCGATCACACTCCTGACTATTTTCATGTGACTTCTGGATTACCTGATTTTGTTCCGCGGATGTTTGGTTTCAACGGAGCGTATGCTGGATTTTTGTCTAAAGAATGGTTGTTGACTGAACACACCTGTCATAAAGGATTGTTGGAAAATAAGGTTCCAGCGGATAATCCTCATAGGAGTGTCAATCAGTTTCATTTTGATACTGAAGAGTTGAATGATTTTCTTAGGATGAAGGTAAGTAATCGAAATATCAAAATCATAGATGGAGAGGTTCAGAGGGTTGTTGTAAAAGACGATTGGATTGTCAGTGTGGAACTGGATGATCCAACGGCGTCAGCGGATAGGACGATCAGGGCAGACTTTTGGATAGATGCCTCTGGTTTCAACAAGGTTTTGATTTCACATCTCTCTAAACAAACGTGGAACTCGTTCGGTGAGTATCTGTTAACGGATTCCGCGATTGCTTTCCGAACACCTTCGGATGAAAGTGGAGAGTTGAGGCCATACACCCGTGCGAGGGCATTGGATAGTGGTTGGGCGTGGGAAATCCCGACTCAGGCAGAACGAGGCAATGGATATGTTTACTCTTCTTCATTTTGCACAGAAGAAGAAGCGGTTGCCGAAATGGAAGAATTGTTGGATGTCCAAATATCGGATCACCGACATTTCCAATTCGATCCGGGGCATTTGGAAGAGCCGTGGGTTGGCAATTGTGTAGCAGTCGGTTTGGCCGGATCTTTTGTAGAACCATTAGAAGCGACTTCCATTGGGTCTACGATTACTCAGGCAAAGTCTCTAATCGGCTATCTTGCATCTTTTCAAAAGGGCAATGAATGGATTCCGAAAGAATACAACCGACAGTTCAATGGGATGATGGCCAATATTCTTGACATGATTCGATTGCACTACGTCAGTGATCGAACCGATACTCCGTTTTGGTCTGCCTTACAGGATATGCCTATTCCGGAAAGTTTGGAACGACTATTGGGCCTTTGGTCGGAACGTCCGCCACAACAGATGGACTTCAGTCATGGAGAATTGGCGATGTTTGGTTTACCGCATTTTTATCATGTGGGACAAGGTCAAGGTGTTTTGAACCCTGATTCAGCCTTTAGGGCGATACAGGCGTTTGTTTGGGAAGATTCGGTTGAGGATGCTATATGGAAAATACGAGAAAACCAATCCGCTCACCCAATCATGGATCATCATGAGGCGCTTGAAAACCTTCAGTAAAATCCGATCGTATTTGGATTGGCCGAAGGTCAAAAAGGGAGAGATCCTGATCATCCCTTCTGATAATCGACTGATTGAAAACCCTCCCAAATTGAGCAAGGATGGTTGGCCGGAATGGTACAGGAGTCCAAAGATAGCGAAACCCGGCACAATAGTTAGTTGTAAGGGTATTCAGGATTATCTATCTATCGGTTTGACGGTTCCCTTGTGGTGTGACATCGAAGTGTTTCAAATGGGCATGGACGATGTTCGTGGAAGAACTAGTGATCGTGCTTTCGATGTTGATCATTTTGGTGGGAGTATGGCGGAGGGGTGTCCCATCAGTCGTGGGAGGGCTTTTGATGAGGCGGGGTTTCCGAAGGTTGTTTCACCGTTTCTGTATAAGACAGCACCGGGATACTCCATGCTGGTTTTGCCCATAGCGTATGAGCCGGATGAGCGTTATCAGGTTTTACCAGCGATAGTTCATACCGACTTTTATCACAACATTAATGTTGTTTTACGGGTGATGACTAAGGAAACCTTTGTAATTAAAGCCGGAACACCTATTTATCAGTTGATTCCATTTAAGAGAAGCGACACTATAGGCAAGGTTATTCTTGGTGATGCAGGGATGTATGAAACTGGGAAGTTTCGCGGTCTTTCTTATGGGGGAATAGGAAAGTTCTCTATGAAGGGTCTTTACCGCAAGCATCAAAGGGATGCTGACGCGGATCTTTGAGGCCATGAAGTAGTATCTGCTGATGGAAGACGATAACTCTAACGATCCCGGCAAACAGATTGTTGATGTCGAAGTTGCCGACAAGTTTGGTGAGGATCTTCCTGTTGTTGTAAAGGATTATGTCGTGATCGCAGAGGTCATGACTGACGAGGGGAACACACTTTTGGTATCTACCAGTCCCCAAAGCACCCCGTGGGCTATCTACGGGTTGTTGCAGTACGGTGAACGATTTTTTGATGATCAGTTTTACAACCCCAACTTTAACCCAGAGATGAACGATGGATGATGTAGACTTTTCTGTGAGGAGATCTGTCAAGGCAGAGGGCAGATTTTCAAAACTATCTTTACTGAGGTAATAGTATGCCCGCTGGTATTTATAATTTTACCTGTGATCAGGGCGCTACGTTTGAGCGTGTTATAGAAATTACTAACTACGACGACAGTATCGTTGATCTCAGCGGCAAGACAGGTCGTATGCAGGTTCGCAAAGATATTGAATCCGCTTCGGCATTGATCGAACTGACCACTGAGAACAACAGAATGACGTTTGATAGTAATGCTGGAAGCATAACTTTATTGATTTCTGCTGCCGATACTGCGGCCCTTCAGTTCAGTGGCATCTATGATTTAGAGGTTGTATCTTCGGATGGGACAGTAGATCGTGTTCTACAAGGTATTTTTGATCTTGATGAGAATGTAACGACATGAGTGACTATACGGTAACTGTTACAGAGGTTGTAAATAATATTACGGCAGAGGAATTGCGTAATGTTGTTACTACGACAGCATCTGAACCTAATAAAATTTATGTAAAAGTAGTTTCTTCTCTTGCTTCTTCGTCGGGAATCATTCTTACTGGAACTATCGCACCGACTGCCGCAACCGGAACCAATGGGAACTGGTACATCTGGCAAATTATTGCAAGCGGGGAGGCTCGTTTGTACGGGCCGAAAACAAGTGGGGCATGGCCTGCAACGTATATTACGTTAACTGGGGCTGATCGGCATATCCATACGCAAGGATCGGCAGCGACAACTTGGATAGTTGCACATACATTAGGGGGTCGTCCTTCAGTAACAGTCGTTGATTCTACCGGTACGGTGGTAATTGGTGATGTAACATACAACAGTGATACGCAGGTTACCATAACGTTTTCTGCGGCATTTTCAGGGTCGGCTTATTTGACGTAGTTCTGGGGTTAATATGGCACAAAAGTTTGTTACTAATCTAAATCTTAATCAGAATGAACTTCAAAACGCGAAGTTGCAGTTCTCCGCAGGCGATCCCGGCTCTGGTGAGTTTGAAGGTTGGACGATCTATGATTCAACCAATAATATTCTAAAGGTTTATAACGGCTCTGCATGGAAGCAGATTTTGACTGAGGTTTCTTCTGGAACCACAGCGCTCTCTGTTACTTCGGGATCGGCTGGCGCTCCGGCGTTGGCTATTGCCAATGCCAATGGTTCTACTGATGGGCTTATGCCTACAGCGCATTATACCCTAGTCAACAATGCTACAGAGGCTGATACCGCTTCTACGCTTATGAAGCGTGATGGTAGTAACGCTGTCAACATTACGAAAGTCACAGGTTTGGCGGCACCAACTAATGCTGCCGATGCGGCAAATAAGGGTTATGTCGATGATCGGGCTGCTGGTCTGGATCCAAAAGAATCAGTTGTGGTAGGAACTACGGCTGCGGCAACTCTTGCTAGTGACTTTGAAAATGGTGACACCCTTGACGGGATTACTCTCGCAACTGGGAATCGGGTTCTGATCAAAGATCAGGCTGACGCTTCTGAAAATGGTGTTTACACGGTTAATGCTTCTGGCGCTCCGACACGAGCCGCAGACTTTGATACTTCCGCAGAGGCCACGGCTGGTGCTTTCTTCTTCGTAGAACGAGGTACGGCAAACGCTAACCGTGGCTACGTTCTTCAGGCCAAGGCGGGCGGCGGGTCTTACACAATCGGCACTGACGATCTAGTTTTCTCACAATTCTCAGGCGCTGGCCAGATCGACGCTGGTGCCGGTCTCACTAAGAGCGGCGACACTCTCAATGTTGTTGCTGGGGATGGCATTACTGTAAATGCCAATGATGTCACTCTTGCTACTAGCACTGCTGGTGATGGAATCACATACACAAGTGGTGTTCTTTCGATTTCTACTTCTGCTGCGGGTGACGGTCTTGGAATCGCCAGCGGTGTTCTTTCTGTGAACATTGTTGCTGCTGGCGGTCTTGAAACTTCTTCCGACAGTCTTCAGATCAAACTTGATTCGGGTGTGGCTGGTTTGGCTACTACCGGTAGTGGCTTGGCAATCAAGTCCGATATCGCAGGCTCCGGCATTACTTTTACTGCTGGTGTTCTTACTTCTGATGCTGCCAATTTGGCAGGAAGCGGTTCAGGCGGAGTTACTGGGACTCTGCCCATTGCTAATGGTGGTACTGGTACCACGACGGCAGCCAATGCCCGAACCAACACCTTTCTGGCCGTAGGAGACAGTTCTGGCAGTTCGCGGACTACCAGTAACCCTGTCTTGGGTCGGACGGTTGCCCAGAGTGTTGGGAATGCATCGGCCACATCGTTCACGATCACCCACGGTTTGGGTAGTCGGGACATCATTGTTCAGGTATATGACAACGCTTCTTACGACACAGTGATTGCTGATGTCGTAAGGACTGATACAGATACTTGCACGGTGTCGTTTTCAACGGCCCCAGCAAGCAGTGCTTATCGGGTTGTTTGTTCCGGTTAAAAACTTTAGCCCTGCGGGGTACAGACTAGAAGGCGGTTGAGGCCGTGGCTCAGAAATTCAAAACTGGCATCAGCGTGGAGGAACTGGCCTCCGTTGCCACTCAGGCAATTGGTGTAAAAGTTGATGGAGATTCTGAGGCACGAGTTAAGATCGACGCTGGTGGAAAGATCACTTGGGGGTCTGGTTCCGCAACTGGGGACGCTGTCCTATACCGCTCTGCGGCAAATCTTTTGAAGACAGATGATGCTTTGCAGGCTGTTGCAGGTTTGATCAATCTGACTACCGATGGTACGCCCACAGCGAGTTCTGCTGATGGGACCATCGCTATAGATACAACAAATGATCAGTTTTATTACAGATCCAGTGGTGTATGGACGGAAGTTGTTTCGCAATCCACCACAGTCGCAGACGGTGGAACCTCTGCGGCTTGGGTCCGCTATCACATCAATGCTGATGGCAAAGACTCCGTATCGAACTAGGGAATAATCATGGCAGCAATCATTCAATTTCGTAGAGACACCGCAGCCAACTGGACTTCCAATAACCCCACGATGGCTGTCGGGGAAATTGGGTACGAAACCGATAATCAGAATTACAAGATTGGCGATGGGGTTACCGCATGGACTTCTCTTGGTTACGGCGGTTTGGGGGACATCCATAAGACCCTGATCGACGCCAAGGGTGATCTCGTTGTCGGCCTAGCAGACAACTCCGCTGGCCGACTTGCTGTAGGGACCAACGGGCAGATGCTCGTTGCCGACAGCGACGCTGCTGGCGGTATTTCGTGGGCAGCCAATGACACCATTGTCAACTGGCATGAAGCCGTGAAGTTGGCGTCTGCTGCTGCCATCGCCGCTGCTACCTCCACTTACGACAATGGGACTTCTGGGGTAGGAGCAACCCTGACGCACACTCCTGCTTCTACGCCATCTGGCTATGCGCGTCTTCAGATTGATGGCACAAATGTTACTACTGGTGACAGGATTCTTATTCAAGATCAGGTCGATGCTGCTCATAACGGTATTTATGAGGTAACCGCTCAGGGTGTTGCCGCAACTTCTGCATGGGTGCTGACCCGTGGTGATGACTTTGACGGAACACCGACTGGACAAATTAAACAGGGTGAAGCCGTTTATGCTTTGTCAGGTTCCAACAACAGCGGTCAGGGCTTTACGGTTACTTCGACCAGTGATCCGCATACGGTTGGAA